TGCGACATTTGAAATTACAGGAGTTCAATTAGAAGTAGGCAGCGTGGCAACAGATTTTGAGCATAGGTCATTCGATCAGGAGCTTGCTTTATGTCAAAGATATTTTTTTAGCGTAACAGGAGATAATGCAGACTATCCTGGTTGTTATACAGGTGGAATGGCAAGGTCAGGACATTTCTTTTGGATGTGTCATTTTCCAGTAGCTATGAGAACTAACCCAACCTATACTGGTGTTAGCGGTAATGGTCAGGCTTATGGAGATGGTGATTCAAATACTTTTGCGAATTCTGCTGCTATTTTACAGGGTGAAACAACAACACCAAATCCAAGAGGTATGGGAATGAGAGCTACAAGTCCAGGAGGAAGCATGTCAAATGGAAATGGATATATGTACAGATTTAGTGGTGATACTAATGTACTTCAATTTAGTGCGGAGCTTTAATTATGGCAACTAGATACAAACTTTATGCAGATTTAGATGGTCAACCTGTAAAAGCTATTCAAAAAATTTTAGATGATGGGACAGTATCATCTATTCCCAAGAACCCAGACAATACAGATTATGCAGAGTATTTAGAATGGGCAAAAACTAATACTATTGAAGCTGCTGATGGATTAACTTGGGATAACATTAGGTCAAAAAGAGATGGGATATTACAATCTACTGATTGGACAATGACAACTGGAGCAACTGTAGATCAGGCACAGTGGGCTGCATATAGACAAGTAATAAGAGATATTCCTCAGACTTATAAAGATAAAACTCCTGATGATGTTGTCTGGCCAACACAACCCTCTACCGCTGGTCCTAATACATAATCCAGAAGATTACTCCCTGTAAAATAAGAACAGAAAAAGAATATAGTAGTTAAACAGTC